GTTCTACATGACCAAGCAACGTAGGTTCAGTATGAAGTGGACTAACCGTCCAGTGCCGTCATGGTTTCATTTTGAAGAGGAGGCAGCATAATGAGTAGAGAAGAATTTTGGGAGTGGCTTGCCACTTGCCCAACTCACAAGTATGAAGCTACAGATGAGTTCGGTTATGTCACTGTAACATTTAAAGTAGATGAGGAGACAGAAGAATGATGTACGTATTAATATGGATGCAGTTGTTCAGTACACAGACAGTGGAGCACTACCAGTTAGGTAGCTATGCCACACTGGAAGAGTGCCAGATACAACTAAGTAAAGCAGCTAAGATGATAACACACAAGTCAGAGACAGTGGCTTGTCTAGAGGTGGAGACACAACAATGACCGACAAAGAAGAACTAGCAGTAGAGATACGTGATGCCTTTGATAAAGCAAGAGATGCCCTGATGTATGACTACATGTACATGGGGCAAGGCGTGACCTACATGCACTTCAAACACAAGGACACCAGAGAGTACATAAAGATACCTAAGTGTGGAGTAGCGTTCAATGAGACTGTATAGATCAAGCAAGGGTCAGTGGGTAGGTACTCAGCGTGACGCACAGAGATACTTCCCAAGAGACTGGGAAGAAACAGAAGTTCCTGTATCTAAGGAGTATCTCATTGAGTTCCTAAACGTCCACAAGGTAGGTGCTACACAGGCTGAACAACAGCAGCCAGTGATGACTGCACCTGACCCAGAACAGATAGACCCAGAAGCATACAGTTGGGTGTCATGGGCTTATGAAACCCTAGCAAGGGGAGACAAGGCAGAGGCACTCAAGATGTTAGAAAAAGGTTTAAGTAAACAGAAGGAGTTGATGAATGACACCCAGTGAAGCAGCAGAGGTAGAGGCAAAGAAAACATTTGAAGGCTTTATCAAATGGTCTAAGGTTACTTTCTATTGGATCATGGCTATACTAGTTACACTAGCAGCATGTGACTTTGGAACAGACACAAAGACAGGTAGTCAATACAACGGTGCAGTGTATGCACCCTCAAACATAGGAGAATAGAATGATTGCTGAGATGCTTACATGTATTGCACTCAACGTGTACTACGAGGCACGTAGTGAGCCATTGGAAGGGCAGTATGCAGTGGCTCATGTCGTACTCAATCGTGTAGCCAGTCCAAGGTTTCCAGATGACGCATGTACGGTGGTGCAGCAGGGTCTGGAGAAGGGATTGGGTAGATGCCAGTTCAGTTGGTACTGTGACGGTAAGTCCGACACACCCACAGAGAAACGAGCATGGCTCTACTCACAACTTGTAGCACACAAGGTAGTGCATGGGTATGTCAAGGACAATACCGATGGGTCTATCTACTACCATGCAAATTATGTTCGCCCCTTCTGGAGCAAGCACTACAAACACACTGTGACTTTAGGGTCACACATATTCTACAAGTAAACTTATATGTTGTATTACTTATATAACTATGGCACAGTTGCCGTATAACAAATGAAAAGGAGAAAATATATGCCATTTGATATTCCAACACACTTAGACTTTGACGTAGACTTTGAACCA